GCGCTGTTGGCGTCCCTCACGCGGGCGAACGAAAGGTGTTGCAAGACGCGGTCGACCACGCGCGCGCCACGATCAACAAAGCCCGAGGTGCCCAATGATCCGCCGCCTGCGCGCCCACGGCGACCTGCTCATAGGCGCCGCTGCCCTCTGCGCCGGCGTCTTCATGGCCTGCGTGCTGGGCCCGACGCTTGACGCCCAATCCACCCTCACCGCCTGCGCAGGCTGCGGCAAGACCGCCGTGGCCGCGCGCCAACCCTGAGACGCCCATGTCCGAAACCACTGACCTGATTGAGATCCCCAAGTCCAACGTGCTGGAGGTGTTCAGCGCCGACAATGGCTTGGCCCCCTACATGGCGAAGATCCGCGCCGAGATTGACTCCTTTGTGCCAGACGTGTCCACCCAGAGCGGCCGCGACGCCATTGCTTCCATAGCCTACAAGGTGGCGCGCTCGAAGACGGCGCTGGACGCAGTTGGCAAGAATCTGGTGGCTGATCTGAAGGAACTGCCCAAGAAGATAGACGCCAGCCGCAAGCAGATGCGCGACACGCTGGACGCATGGAAGGACGAAGTGCGCGCACCGCTGACGGCGTGGGAGCAGGCCGAGGAAGCGCGTCAGCAGAGGCACCAGCAGGGTATCGAGTGGTTCCGCCTGCGCGCCGACGTGAACCGCAGCCTGGACGCGGCCGAGCTGCGCGCCAGCATCGCCGACGTTCAAGCCCGTGCCGTGGATGCGTCCTGGGAGGAATTCGAGGCAGAGGCGCACCGCGTCAAGGCCCGCGCCCTGGAAGCACTCACGCAAGCCCTGGCGGCGCGCGAGAAGCACGAAGCCGAACAGGCCGAACTTGCCCGCCTGCGCGCCGTAGAGGCTGCCCGCGAGCAGAAGGAGCGCGAAGAGCGCATCGCCCGCGAAGCCGCCGAGCAGGCCCAGCGCGAAGCCGAAGCCCGCGCTCAGGCCGAACGCGAAGCCGTGATCCGCCGCGAGCAGGAAGCCAAGGCGGCAGCCGAACGCCGCGAACTGGAACTGAGGCTGCAAGCCGAGCAGGCAGAGAAGGCCGCAGCCCAGGCCAAGGCCGACAAGCTCGCCGCCGAGCAGCGCGCCGAGCAAGAACGCCTCGCCGCCATCGAACGCGAAAAGCAAGCCGTCGAAGCCGCGCGCCAGGCGGAAATAAAGCGCCAGGCCGACGCCAAGGCAGCGGAAGAAGCCGAGACCGCGCAACGAGAAAAAGACAAGGCCCACAAGGGCAACGTCAACCGCGCGGCCATGGAAGCGTTTATCGCCGGCGGCATACCCGAGGAATGCGCCAAGCAAGCCGTGACCCTGATTGCCAAGGGTCAGATCCCCAACGTTCGTATCACCTACTGAGGAAGCCATGACCGAAGTTATCGACGCCCCGGCCCGCGAAGTGGCCACCCGCCCCGAATCGAACTCTGGCCATGTGGCTGTGGTGGCCGCCAATTCGCCCATGGGCATGATGATGGCCGCCGTGAAACAGGGTATCCCTCTGGACCAGATCAAGGAAATGATGTCGATCCAGCGGGAATGGGAAGCCGACGAGGCACGCAAGGCTTTCAATGAAGCATTCGCGGCGTTCAAGGCCGAAGCGGTCGAAGTGATCAAGCGTAAGCAGGTCGACTTCGCCACCCAGAAGGGGCGCACGCAGTACAAGCACGCGGAACTTTCCGACGTCGTCGAGGCAGTCGGCCCTGCCCTTTCCCGCCACGGCTTCTCGTGGAGCTGGACCCCCGAGCAGAAGAACGGCCGGATCTTCATCACCTGCACGCTGCTGCATCGCCTTGGCCACGAGAAGTCCGTGACGCTTGATGCGCCCGCCGACGACAGCGGCGGCAAGAACACCATTCAAGCCATTGTTTCCACAACCACCTACTTGGAGCGCCACACGCTCAAGGCCGTCTGCGGTATTTCCGAGAAAGGTGACGACAACGACGGCGCCGGAGCGGACGAAGCAGCCGAAGAACTGCGCGACCAGTGGATCAGCAGGCTGGCCCAGGCCGAAGACACGGAAGCCGCCGCCGCCATCTGGCAGGACGGCTGCAAGGCCATCGAGGCCACCAACAACCTTGCGGCGTTCGCCGCGTTCAAGAAGGCCTACGCCGACAAGCGGGCCATGCTCAAGCAGGAGGGCGCGTAATGGATCTGATCTTCCACAAAGATCCCCAGGGGTCGCCCGAATGGCTGGAAGCGCGCCGCGGCGTGATCACGGGCAGCCGTTTCAAGGACTGCCGCGACCGTCTCAAAAGCCGGGAGCCGTCGAAGAAGTGCTTGGGCTATGCCATGGACGTCGCGCGTGAGCGCGCTGGCGGACGGGCCGCTGATGTGTTCGTGAACAGCGCCATGCGCTTCGGCACTGAACAGGAGCCCCACGCCCGCGCCGCCTACGAGGCCGCCACTGGTCGATTCGTTGACGAGGCCGGCTTCGTCACCACCGAAGACCGCAAATTCGGCGTGAGCGTCGATGGGCTGGTCGACGACGACGGGATCATCGAAATCAAGACGATGGTGTCGTCCGACACGCTCTTTACCGCAGTTGTGTCGGGCGACATCAGCGAGTACGTCGACCAGTGCAACGGCGCGATGTGGCTGCTGGGCCGGCAATGGGTCGACCTGGTGCTGTGGGCGCCGGACCTGGAAGCCATCGGCCGCAAGCTGACCATCGTGCGCATCAAGCGCGACGACGATGCCATCGAGGCCATGGAATCCGACCTGCTGGACTTCGAGCGCCGCGTGACGCGATTGCACCAGCAGCTTACCCAGATCGCCGCCTAACCCTTCCCCAGCAGCACAACCACGGAGACTGACAAATGTTCAGCCTGGAAAGCCAGAAAGTCACCCTTGCGCATCTGAACGTGCGCCCCGAGAACCACGGCGATGAGAAGGTCGGCGGCGCGGACCTGAAGATCGCCTTCACCGAGAGCAACGGCTTGCTGGCCATGTTCCACCCGGTGCTGCGCGATGCCCTGTACCGCCGCGAAGAGACGCCGCCGGACCAGGAAGAGATCTTCCAGGGCAGCCCGGCCGACGCGCTGACCGTGCGCAAGTTCGGCGATCTGATCGGCGCGCTGCGCCTCAAGCACGAGTTGAAGGGCGCGTCCGTCGTGATCGGCTTCGGCCTGGGCGGCCCTCAATCGAACATCGATTTCGAAACCGCCGACGTCGACCATTTTTCGGTCGAGTTGATGGAAGGCGGCAGCGCGCGCTACGGCTTCCGGGTGAAGTGCAACCCCACCGGAGAGCAGATCAAGCGCCTGTACGAGGTCCTGGGCGGCGAGGTGGATATCAGCGTGACGCCCGCCGTCGACAAGCAGCAGACCCTGGGCCTGAACCTGGAATAACCCTTTCGGCCGGTGCGGCGGCGGGACCCTCACGTCCGCCCCACGCTGCCCGCCGGCCACCTAGCCCAGTCGCAGGTCGTCTGTCGTCACAACCGGCTTTCCACCCCTTCCAATTTTCTGTTCGACCGCCCGATGAATTCTTTCCCAGTTATCGCGATATGCCGCCAGACACCCGGCCTCCCCGGATGCACCGAAATAGGCTTCCAAGGCGTCGCGTGTTACAGACGCGAGGGTGTGGTGTCCATCCGCGGACTCAAGCTCAAAATCGACTTGCGCGGGATTAATGCGGTAACGGGCATTTTCATCAATCGGCATATGGCCTCCATCGGTGGTCGGCCATCGTACTCCACACGGGACCACACCATGACCCACGCCCGCAAGCCCCGCCGCAAGCAGTACCGGCCCCGCGCCGTCCGCGCGCCCATGCTCGTCGCCACCGACCTGGTGCTGCGCCCGCTTGAGGCCATCATCGACCAGATCAACCGGGACGGCACCGTGCACACCGATGCCCGGGGCATCCCGCAATTCCGCGCGGGCGACGGCAAATGGTACGAGTCCGCCGGCGCGATCGAGGGCGTTATCTGGCACTTCGAAATGTGGTGCACGCGCCATGACCGCGCGCTGCCGCTGGAACCCCTGCGCGAGCTGCACATCGCCCTGAAGTACCTGGTGCCGATCCGCGCAGAAACCATGGCCGGCCTGGCCACGACCATGCCCGCCCTGCGCCGCGCCATGGCCACCGCCGACCCGGACGACCAGACCGACCTTCTTCTGCAAACCCAGATCCGCGCCGAGCTTGACGCCGCGCGCGCCACCGGAGCCTGAGAGCATGAACACGAACAATGGATGGCTGGACATCGCCAGCGCGCCGAAGGATGGAACCGAAATTCTGGCCTGGCGCAGCGACTGCGGGCAGTTCATCGCCAGCTACACGTCGGCCGACTCGTTCCCGATGACCCAGGATGAGCTCGACGCCTGGGATGATGAAACGCTGTTCTCCAAGGACTGGTTCACCCAGTGGCCCCATGCCCTGCGCCTGGAGGGCAGCGAAGCCCCCACGCTATGGCAGCCGTTGGCAGCCGACCCGTGCGCGACCTGCAATGACCAGGGCGCAGTCGGCAACATCCTGACCGCCCAGCCGTGCCCGGATTGCACCCCTCCCGCCAGCGCACAGGACTCCACCGAAGCGCGTACTGGCAACACCGCCGCCGAGCAGGCAGCGTACTGGCGCGGGTTCGAAGAGGCACAACTGAACGCGCAGCACAACGCCAGGGTGCGGGATGCCGCCTCCACGGTGGCGGATGAGGGTGTGAAGGAATACGGCAGTCCTGCGCGGATCTTGCGCCAGTTCCTGACGGTGGACGGCTTCATCGCCGAGTGCGATATCCCGGAAATCTGCGCGCGCCTTCGCCCTGCCGCTCCCGCTGCTGGCGATGCGCGGGCATGGCAACGGCTGACGGACGCAGAGCGCGACGGCTATGTGGGCGAGCTGGTGGACTACGGCACCGACTTCGTCGCGCCGCTGTACTCGGTCGTCGAAAGCATCGAGAAGCGCCTGCGTGAGAAGAATGCCGCCTCCCAGCAGGGAGGGGAGTGATGGGCCGGCTCCAACAGCAACCCCACGTCGAGACACGCGCCACCATCGAACTGTCTGAAGTGGAAATGCGTGCGCTGGAAGCCATGATCGGCTACGGCGTCCAGCCCTTCCTGGACATGTTCTATCAGCACATGGGGAAGCACTACCTCCGACCGTATGAGGCGGGCATCCGCTCCCTGTTCAAAACCATTGGCGACGATATCCCTGCCGTCCTGCGGCGCGCCGATGCAGCACGTCAGGCGTTTGCCCTGGATGACCCGGTGATTCGCTCCAAGAAAGAGCATGACGAACTGATTGCGCGTTTGATCGCAAATGCCACCACCAAGGAAAGCCATGACTGAGAACAAAGCCGCCCCGCTGGGGCAAGATCCAATCGAAGACGCCATCTTCATTCTGACCGAAGAGGCCGACGCCCTGAGCGACTGCCACACCAGGACCATTGGGGATTGGGCAGGCGAGGACGAATTCAAAGCCCGGTACGACTGGATCCAGGCTGTCATAGCTGGGCTGTCCAAGCTGCGCGCCCCTGTAGCCGATGAGCTGCCTGAGTGGAAGCAAATCTCGGCTAAGTTGGCGCGCGGCGAAACGCTTACCCCGCTGGAATTTTTCATCCATGAAAACGAACCGGCAGGCGACGACGCCGACGATTGGCGCGATCAATTGGACGCCGCCCTGGCAAGCGCCCCTGTAGCCAAGCCATCGCCCGCCAGCCAAGATTTCGCTCAGGAGGTATGGGCCGCCGCACAAAGCCCGCACGGCGAGCCGATGGAAAAGTCAGTTTCCCGCGTGGCTTCGCTGCTGGCAGAGTGGGGCGCCCCTGTAGCCGGGGAGGCGCGGCCGGTGGCCAAACGTGCCAAAGAGCGGCCATCGGACGAATCGATACTCGATGCATGGGACGAACACGTAACGCCTTCCACTACCGCGTATCTGATTGATGATGCGGATAAGGTGGCATTCGCGCGGGCGGTACTCGCCGATGCCGCGCCCCAGGCCAGCGAGGCGGTCTGCTCCTGCCCCACGGGTGACGGCTCCCTGCGCCATCCGTGCGCCGTGCATCCGCCCGGCGACAAGGACGGCGGGGATTGCGCGAGGGGTGCGGGGGATGAGCCAATCGCATGGGAATCCACCACGCCGGCCTACTTCAAGTTCATTACGGACAGCCGCTACCGGAAGTTCTCCCCGGCAGTGCGCAAGTGGTATCGCCCCTATCGGTGCTCGACGTGCGCCGCCCTTTCTCCCACCCAGCCGACCGAACAAGGAGAGCGCGATGCGTGACGCTACCACCGAATGGCTCAAAAGCCTGAAGTACCTGCCTGAGCCATTGCGTGACTTCCACGACCAGAAGGATGTATTCAAGGCCATGCACGACATCATCAACGTGCAGGCCCACGAGTATGCGCGGTCCGTCGATTGGGTCACCGGCCAATGCTACGTGATCGACATCTTTCTGTGGTTCATGGCGCGTCGCGGCTACACACTTCAGCGTAGTCGCGCCAATGTCCCCTTCCGCGACCTGCAAGAAGACGTGGCAGCCGCAAGGGAGCAACGACTTTCACAAGGGCTTCCAAGTACCACCCAGCCCAGCAAGGACGGAGGCGGGGATGCGTAAGCCTGATTACCCCATCCGCGTTGCCATCACAGGGGACAGCAGCTATGCAGCCCTGTGCGAGCACTGCGGCTTGTTTACGGTGACAACGATCAGGGCCGGCGAGGTCAACACGCAGCTTGAGGATCCCACGATGATCCTGCGCGCGCTGGCCGAAGACCTTTATATCCCGGACGCGATCCAGCACGAGCGCGTGCACACGGCCCTCCGCCAGGCGTTCGTCTACGGCAGTACCGGCCGTGCGGCGTGGCTGGATGACGACAACGACCAGGTCGCGGATGTGCGCGACGACGACGAGGAGCAGTAATGGCATCAACCTACCTAACGCCGGACGAGGTCAAAAATCTGACCGGGTACGTGACTCGGGCAGCAGCATGCCGCTGGCTGGAGCGTAACGGATGGCCTTTCGCGCAACCAGCCGGCAACGAATGGCCCCGCGTTTTGCGCGAGTACCATGATGCCCGCCTGTCCGGCGAAGAAAAGCGCCGGCCGAAACGAGGGGCTGAACCGAACTGGAGATGCGCGGCATGATCGCCAAGCGTACGAAACACCTCAAGCTGGGGCTGCTGCCCCGCATGGATGCGCGGCCCCGCGCGAAAGGCGGGTGGACGTTCCGCTACTACACCTATGACCGGAAATACATCAACCTGGGCCATGATCGGGCAGAGGCTATCAAGCGTGTTCTGGAAATGGAGCGCCGCGCACCGGACACGGGGACCGTCGGCGAACTGATCCGCGAATACATGGCCAGCGGCGGTTTCAAGAACGACCTGGCCCCCAAAACCCAGGACGACTACATCACCGCCAGCAAACAGGTCCTGGAGCGGTTTGCCGACATGCAGGTCGATGACGTGAAGCCGCCGCACATCGCGCGGTATCTGCGCGTCGAACGCGCCGCGGCGCCCGTGCGGGCAAACCGTGAAATGGCGTTCCTGGCGTCGGCCTTCCAGTTTGGGATCGAGCAAGGGTATGCCACGGCCAACCCCTGCCGCCAGGTGCGCCGGAACAAGGAGCGCCCGCGCTCGCGGTGCCCCTCCTGGGAAGAGATTGAATCCTTCTGCGCCACTGCTGCGAAAAAGGGGCCTTCGTCGCATGTCATCGGCCTGATGGCCAAGTTCATCGCGCTCACCGGGCGCCGCCGTGTGGAATTTCTGGAGCTGCGGAAGACCGACATGGGGTCGGCCGGGATTTCGGTGGGCTTTGCCAAGGCCAAAGCGGGTGACGCGCTGCGCAAAGGCTTGATCGAATGGACGCCGGCGCTGCGCCAGTTGTTCGCCGATCTCGCCCAGTTGGATCGGCGGGCCCGAGATGGGAAATCAGCCATTCCGGAATCGATGTTCGTTTTCACCAACCGCGACGGACAGCCCTATACGGAACAGGGTTTCAAGGCGCTGTGGTCGAAGATCATGGCTGACTGGGTAGCGGTTCCAGGGCGCGAGCGGTTCACGTTCCACGACCTGCGGGCCTACTATGTGACGGTGATGGTCGGACGTGACGAGAACCCCGAAACGCACGCCAACCCGGCGACCACCAGACGGGTCTATGACCGCCGGCGCGTGGTGAAGATCAAGAGCAGTGCCTGATCGATGCCACCAAATGCTGTTCTTGCCACCATTTTACAAATGGCACAAAAGAAAAAAGCCGCTCTAGGCGGCTGATTTCTAAGGAATTCTTTGGGGTGGCTGATGGGGCTCGAACCCAC